TTTATTGATCACATGTGGCCTGAGTTTATTTGTGGCCGTCATCATAAAATATTTGCAGAAAAGTTAGAGGATGTTGCTAATGGTAAATGCAACAGACTTATTATTAACATGCCTCCTCGTCACACCAAGTCTGAATTTTGTTCTACTTATTTTCCAGCTTGGATTATGGGTAAACAGCCAAGAAGAAAAATTATGCAGACAACTCATACAGGTGAGTTAGCTGTAAGGTTTGGTCGTAAAGTTCGTAACATGATGGATGCTGAAGAATACAAACAGATCTTTCCTAAAGTAGAACTACGAGCAGACTCTAAATCAGCGGGTCGTTGGGAAACTGACAAAGGCGGAGAATACTTCGCAGCGGGTGTTGGAGGAGCTATTACAGGTCGAGGTGCGGATCTACTTATTATTGATGATCCTCATTCAGAGCAAGACGCTTTGAGTCCTACGGCTATGGAAGCCTGTTGGGAATGGTACACCTCTGGACCTAGGCAGCGTTTGCAGCCTGGTGGAGCTATCATTCTTGTGATGACACGTTGGAGTTCNNTTGAGTCNNACGGCTAATGGAAGCCTGTTGGGAATGGTACACCTCTGGACCTAGGCAGCGTTTGCAGCCNGGTGGAGCTATCATNCTTGTTATGACGCGTTGGAGTTCAATTGATCTAACGGCTAAATTGTTAGACTCACAAAAAGAATCTTCAGCTGANCAATGGGAAGTTGTAGAGTTTCCAGCTATCTTTCCTGAAACAAACAATCCTTTATGGCCTGAGTTTTGGTCTATAGAGGAATTACAAAAAGTAAAAGCTTCTTTACCTGTGCAAAAATGGAATGCACAATGGATGCAAACACCTACCTCTGAAGAAGGCTCTATTGTCAAAAGAGAGTGGTGGAATGCTTGGGAAAGCGAANCTTTGCCTCCAGTAAGTTATATTATTCAAAGCTACGATACGGCTTTTAGTAAAAAAGAAACAGCAGACTATTCAGCNATTTCAACGTGGGGTGTATTTAGACCTACACCCGATTCTCCTGATTGCATTATATTATTAGATGCGCAGAAAGANCGTTGGGATTTCCCAGAATTAAAAAGAGTAGCTTACGAAGAATACCAATATTGGGAACCTGATATGGTATTGATTGAGGCAAAAGCTTCGGGTACCCCTTTAACTCACGAACTTAGAAGATTGGGTATACCTGTCGTTAATTACTCTCCAACCAGAGGACATGACAAATCTACCAGAATGCACTCAGTTGCGCCTATCTTTGAGTCTGGTTTGGTTTATGCGCCCGAAAGAAAGTTTGCAGAAGAGATGATAGAGGAATGTGCTTCATTTCCCTTTGGTAAAAATGATGACCTATGCGATACTATGACTCAAGCTTTAATGAGATTTAGAGAAGGTGGTTTAGTTTCTCTTGGGGATGATTACGAAGATAGAGAGAAAGCGCCAGTAAAGAGGGTATACTATTAAGATGTTATTAATATTTCTTACAGAATATGAGGATGATGGTACAACATTTAGTGGCCCATGTATTATTTCAGAAAGCTGGAATCAAGCAGAAAAAGAAGCAACACGTTTTAATCTTAAAATTGTTGGCACTTTAGTTGACGCATTCCCAAGTTCTATGATTGAGGAAGAAGAAAAAAGAGTACTACACTAATGGCAATAGAAAAAGAAATTAATCCAACGGTTTTAAACGAAGAGAATCAAGTGCCGCTTGGCCAAGAAAACATGAAAGTTGCTATTGAAGCAATTATGGAATCAGGAACCGAAGGTTTTGAAATGCAAGAAGATGGTAGCGCTATTTTAGGCGAAACTATGACCGAAGAAGTAGAAACAGGTTTTGATGAAAACTTAGCTGAAATCTTAGACGATCAACAACTAGCAAACATATCAAATGAGTTAATGGCTGGTATTGANAAAGATAAAGCCTCAAGAGAAGATTGGGAAAAAACTTATACTGATGGATTGAAATATTTAGGCATGAAGTTTGATGATGAAAGGTCTGAACCTTTTGAAGGCGCATCTGGTGTGATACATCCATTATTAGGTGAAGCTGTAACAACCTTCCAAGCTCAAGCTTACAAAGAACTTTTGCCGTCAGGTGGTCCAGTTAAAACTCAAGTCATAGGAGCTTATGATTCTTTGGTAGAAGAACAAGCGCAAAGAGTTAAAGAGTTTATGAACTACCAAATTACTCATGTAATGGAAGAGTTTGATCAAGAGTTAGACCAACTATTATTTTATTTACCACTAGCAGGATCTGCATTTAAAAAAGTTTATTATGATGAAAGTTTAGGTAGAGCTGTATCTAAGTTTATTGCGCCTGAAGATTTAATTGTTCCTTACTTTACAACTGATTTAGAAACCTGTCCTAGAATTACTAATGTTGTAAAAATATCAGAAAACGAAGTTAGAAAATTACAAGCACTAGGTTTTTACAGAAAGATAGATTTAGAAAGTGGTGATAACGCAGAAAACTATTCTGGTGTTAAAGAAGAAATAGATAAGCTTTCTGGTATGGAGCCATCTTACGATGATGGAGAGATATCTGTTTTATATGAAGTACATTGCAATTTAGAGCTTGACGGTTACGAAGACGTTGACGAAGAAGGCGAAATGACTGGAATAAAACTTCCTTATATTGTGACGATAGATGCTAATTCAAACGAAGTTTTATCTGTTAGAAGAAACTACAAAGAAGATGACGAACTTAAAAATAAAATAGAATACTTTGTACACTTTAAATTCTTGCCTGGATTAGGTTTTTACGGATTTGGTTTAACTCACATGATTGGTGGTTTATCCAAAGCATCTACCTCAATCATGAGACAGTTAATTGATGCAGGAACTTTAGCAAACTTACCTGCTGGTTTTAAAACCAGAGGCATAAGAATTAGAGATGAAGACACTCCTATTCAACCAGGGGAGTTTAGAGATGTAGATGCTCCTGGAGGATCTCTTAGAGATTCAATACAACCGTTACCATTTAAAGAACCAAGCGGAACCTTGCTTCAGTTGTTAAACATGTTAGTTAATTCTGGTCAAAAATTTGCATCTATTGCAGAAATAAATACAGGACAAGGTAATCCAAACGCTCCTGTAGGCACTACATTAGCCTTATTAGAAAGATCTACAAAAGTTTTATCTGCTATTCATAAAAGATTGCATAACTCTCAAAAGAAAGAATTTAGAATATTATCGCAAGTGTTTCAAGAATATTTGCCACAAGAATATCCTTATGCAGTAGCAAATAACGAAACCACAATTAAGTTATCTGACTTTGATGAAAGAGTTGATATTTTTCCCGTGTCNAATCCAGATATATTTAGTCAGTCACAAAGAATTGCTATGGCTCAAGAGATGATGCAGTTAGTACAATCTAACCCACAAGTTCATGGGCCTAACGGTACTTACGAAGCTTATAAAAGAATGTATGCAGCGATTGGTGTAGATAACGTAGAACAAATACTTACACCACCACCTCCGACAGATCCACTTCCTATTGAAGCTGGTTTTGAAAATAATCAATTGTTATTAGGTCAGCAAGCTCAAGCATTCCCACAACAAAATCATGATGCACATATTGCTATTCATATGTCTTTGTTAAATACACCACCTGTTCAAATGAATGCTCAGGTTCAAGCTTTGATACATTCTCATATCATGCAGCATTTACAAATGAAAGCAGATCTTCTGGGTGAACAACAAATGCCACCAGAGGTTATGCAACAGTTCCAACAGTTACAACAACAGGCTCAACAAGCATCACCTGAAGAAGCACAAAACCTATCTATTCAAGCAGGCGATATATTGGCACAATTCTCAGCTCCAATACTTGCTGAGTTGTTAGCAGAGTACAATCAAAAAGTCGCTTCTCCTCAAGATGAAGATCCATTAGTTGCAATTAGAAAACAAGAACTTGCTCTAAAAGGTCAAGAGCTATCTATAGAGCAGCAACAATTCTTAGCAGCTGAGCAAAGAAAAATGCAAGAAGCACAACAAAGAATGAATGTGGATAGAGAAAGAATTGATGCGCAAGAAGATATAGCAGAACTTAGAGATGAAACTGCTAGAGCAAGATTAGAACAGCAAGCTAGATTTAAATTGTTAGATGCCAGAAACAAAAACAATTAAAGGTTGGTACTGGGATGACGTTAATAAACGTATGTACCGATGGCATGACTTAATGTTATTACTCAAAGAAAGAGAGTTAAAAAAACAAAAACAAAATGCCTAAAAGTTGGGTCAAAGAAAAAATTACTCGTATTAAGAAAAAAACCTCTATCGGCAACAGTCGTTTAAGTGATGGCGCTGGAACTAATAAAAATCAACGGCGAAAAAAATATAGAGGGCAAGGTAAATAAAAACTTGCAAATAATTTATTTAACCAAGATAATAAACAACATGATAAAAAGAACTGAGATATCACAACAAAAAACTCCAACTGTAACCAAGAATAAAGCTAGGTACAGTAACAAAGGTCTTGCTCCTTTAAAAACAGACGCAGGAACTTTTGATGCCAATACAACACCTAAACCTGGAATGGGCAAAGGTAAAGCTAGAGGTATGGGCGCTGCCGAATATGGTGGCAAGTTTTCTGGCATTTATTAAGTGTCGGTAGTTTGGATAGGCCAAAAATTTTTAAAAGAAATTGAGGCTCAAAAAGAAAGTGTAAGGGATGTTATTTTAGCTGGGGCTAAAGACTTTGCACAATATCAGTATCTGTGTGGACGTTACAGCTCTCTCGTTGACGCAGAAAATTCATTTAGGGAGCTGCTGGGAAAAATACAAGAAGATGCCGAAGATACACGTACCTGACCATGTTGCTCAAGCAATAGAAGAAGAAACCAAAACCAAAAACGAAGCTAAAAAGAAAGAAAAAGAAACTCCTGCTACCGAGGAATCAATTCCTTATGTAGAGCAAAGCGCAAGAGTTTTAGATCCTACTCTTTTAGATAAATCAATTTTAGAAAGAATGCCTCAACCGACTGGATGGAGAATACTTATTCTTCCATACAAAGGTAAGGCAGTAACAGAAGGTGGAATCCACTTAGTACAATCAACAGTTGACAGAGAATCTCTAGCAACGGTTGTAGGGTATGTTGTTAAAATGGGTCCTGATTGCTACAAAGACTCCAGCAAGTTTGCTGAGGCTTGGTGTCAGGAAAAACAATGGGTGTTGATAGGAAGATATGCTGGCGCTCGCTTTAAGTTAGGTGATGAATCTGAATGTAGAATCATTAATGATGACGAAGTGATAGCTACCATTTTAGATCCTGACGACATCCTTGCAGTATAAGGAGCAAATATGTCAGAAGAAGCAAAAAAAGAAGAAATAGTTGATGAAGGTGAAATTGTTGAAGTAGATTTACCAGAGGAAAAACCTAGCGGTAAAATTGCAGATCTAGCACCTAAAGAAGAGCATGACGAAGAAGCTCAAGAAGCTATTGAAGATGTCTCAGAAGAACCAGAGGAAAAGTCAGCTGATGAGTTAGAAGACTATTCTGAAAAAGTTCAAAAAAGAATTAGCAAACTTACTCGCAAATTAAGAGAGGCTGAAAGAGGCCAAGAATCTGCTTATGAGTATGCAAAAAGGATTGCAGAAGAAAATCAACATCTTAAAACTAGATCTTCAAGCCTAGATAGATCTTATCTACAAGAAGCAGAAAGCAGATTAAAATCTCAAAAAGCACAAGCTTTAGCAGCCTTAAAAAATGCGCATGAAGTTGCAGATTATGAAAAGGTTGCCAAAGCTCAAGAAGTTTTAGCAAAAATAGCAGTAGAAGAAAACAAAGTAACTACTTCAAAATCTCAACTAGAATATCAACAAAATGTTCAAGCAGAGCAACAAACTAACTATCAAAATTATGTTCAACAACCTCAACAAAACACTGTTCCTCAGCTAGGAGAAAGAGAGCAAGCTTGGGTTGAAAAGAACGAATGGTTTGGTCAAGACGAAGTAATGACCATGGGTGCTATGGCAATCAACAATCAGTTAGAGGCTGAAGGCTTTGACGTTGGTTCAGAAGAGTACTATACTGAGGTCGATAGGAGAATTCGTAAAGAGTTCCCGCAGAAGTTTACAGAATCTTCTGTTAAATCTAAGCCTCAACAAAAGGTGGCTTCAGCTGGAAGAGTTGCTGGTAATCCAGGCTCTAACAAAAGACAAGTAAAATTGTCTCCATCTGAAGTTCAAATGGCTAAAAGATTAAACGTACCGCTTGGCGAGTACGCTAAATATGTTAAAAGGTAAAACTATGACAGAAGATAAAAAAGATTTAAACAGAACACCACGTTCTGCCGACACTCGAGCTAAAAAAGTTGCTCGCAAACCCTGGAGTCCACCATCAATGTTGGATACTCCTCCCGCACCTGAAGGTTATACCTACAGGTGGATCAGAGCTGAAATCGCAGGTAGCGAAGACAGAAAAAATGTAACTTCAAGGATGAGAGAAGGTTTCGATCTTGTCAGAGCCGAAGAGTTAGATGGATTTGAGCTTCCTACTTTAGATGACGGTAAACATGCGGGAGTAGTTTCAGTTGGCGGTTTGCTGCTGGCTAAGATTCCTAACGAAACACGCGAAGAAAGAAACTCCTACTTCGCAGATCGTGCGCACACTCAGCAAGATGCTGTAGATAACGATTTATTAAGAGAATCTGACCCAAGCTCTCCGATGTTAAAACCAGAGAGATCAAGCAAAGTAACTTTTGGCGGTGGTCAACGTAGTTGATCATCACTTTTTTTAATTTTAAATAATATAGGTGACTTATTATGTCTAACAAAAATGCACCCTTTGGAGCAAGAGTAGTAGGTAAATTAGGTTCTGGTGTTGCTAATGGCGGCATGACGGAATATAAAATTGCTTCTGGCGCTTCTGGGAATATTTTTTCAGGCGATTTAGTTAAGATGCTTAATACTGGTACTATTTTAGTAGCAGCAGCTGGTGATGAATCAGTAGGCGTCTTTAGGGGTTGTCAGTATACTGATAGCAGCGGAGACGTTGTTTTTAGTTCTTACTACCCTGATGGAACTGTATCGTCCGATATTGTAGCGTTTGTGGTAGATGATCCTAATGCTGTATTTGAAATTCAGAGCGCAGGTTCTCCAGCGCAGACTGATGTTGGCTTAAATGCAGATATTTCTTATACTACTGGCTCAACCAAAACTGGTATGTCAGCGGTAGAATTATCTGGAACAACAGCCGCAACAACTGCGACTTTCAGAATTATGGGCTTTAGCTCTGATCCAGATAACAGTACTACAGGTTCAGCTAACGTTAACGTTATAGTTAAGTTTAATGAGCATTTCTATGTCGATCCTACAGGAGTTTAA